AAAAGGTGTAGAAACAGCTAAGTCTTTTACATGGTCAAACTCAACCAAGGAGTTATTAAATGGACTCGAACTTCAAGACACCGAGGTCTATACTTAATCTTTATAAAGATGGTTTCGTAGGCTCTATCTGCGATGAGGAAGATACAAAAAAACTATTGGGCGAATTGCCTATGCCCGTATTTGGGGCCGCTGCGTATGACTTATACGGCTCTGGAGAAGGTAAGCTAAGTCTACCCTTTAGCTCATTGTTAAAATTTGATCCCGGCTTTGGTCCGGCAGAAAAACAAACCACAGGCGACTGTGTCTCACATTCCACTAGAAATGCTATCGACATAACGAGAGCGGTGGAGATTGTGAATGGAGATAGAGAAGACTTTGTTACACGCAGTGCCACAGAGGGAATTTATCAATCTAGGGGACACAGGCAACAAGGAATGACATGCTCAGGTGCAGCTCGATATGTACATCAGTCTGGAGGTATCTTACTAAGAAAAGATTATGGTCAAGTAGACTTATCTAAATACAATTCTTCACTAGGTGCTAGTCATAAAATACCAACTCAAGTATATAAAAATGAAGCTCAAAAACATCAAGTCAAAACAATATCTAACATCAGAACGGTTGAAGAGGCTAGAGACGCCATTGCTAATGGCTATGCTATGTCTGTATGTTCTGGGTATGGGTTCAGTAGTCGTCGGGATGGTAATGGCATTGCCAAACGTTCTAGCGGTTGGAACCATGCTATGGCTTGGATCGCTTGCGATGATTCTCGCGAGACTCTAAACGAGACGCTATTCTTAGTTCAAAACAGTTGGGGGATATGGAACTCCGGACCCAAAAAACACGACCAACCAGAAGGTAGTTTTTGGATCAGAGAAAAAGATGCCAGAGGTATGCTGTCTGGTGGCGGTGCTTGGGTTTTCAGCGATGTAGATGGATTCCCCGCCAGAAAAGTTGAATGGACAATAAACGAGGTATTCTAATGCAGCTCAAAGATAGAATAATAGTAGGGGTTGTGATAATAGCCGCCTTCTTTGGTTTCAAAATTTATCAGAATTATTTAAGAAAAGACTTGACAAATGTCGATGTAGAGTCTATAATGACTACAGCAGAACAAAGCTTTATTAAAGCTGAGGCTGTTGTTTTTAAAAGTGGCCCTATAGACCCCGATGACAAGCCTATAGGACCAAATCCAGATCCTGACAAATGTATATGTAAGGGAACTGGGAAGATTGTGCAAGGTGATGGACATGTTTCCGACTGTCCTTACCACAAAAAAGGATCGACACAAAGTAAAACGAAATGCAAATGCGACACTTCCAAGACGTATTGCAACTGCGTATCAGCTTACGGTAAGTGTTCCTGCAACAATACTAGCACATCTAACACGAAAACAAGAGGTATCTTTCCCCTATTTAGGGGATTGTGACAATAATTTTTTGTTTGAACAGTTGTTCATTTTTAAAGGAGACTATAATGTCTAAAGTTAAATCGTTACTTACTTCCAGACGTTTTTGGGTATCTGCTGTGGGTCTTGTGTCCGTGGTAGCCGCAGAAACTTTGGGAATTGAGCTTAATCAAGAACAGATTATTGGTGTGGTCACTATTGTTGTGGCGTGGGTTATTGGTGATACTGTACGTGAAACCAAATAACAAGGATAAAAAATGGAAACTCTATCGGACATCAGTCTAGCTCAGTGGATATTTATTGCGGTAGGTTTGGTAATTGCCTTACCTCCTGTGTTGTCTTTCTTCAAGGGGTATGTAAATCTTCCCAAGATTAAAGCTAACACAACAAATACAGGCAATGAACTAACTGATCTGGTTCGGAAGTGGGAGGCTCTCTCTGACGCTTGTAAAGCTTCAGGCTTACATAACGCATGTCAGACTCTTGATAGTGTGTTTCCCTTGCTTATTGAAGTCAGGGAAGACACTGTCGAAGTAGAGTCAGACGATGAAAATCTTATTCCAAAAACTAACCTAGAGACGTTAAGATGAATTCTACTTTAAGAATTGTTATTGGGCTATCTTTGGTGTTCGTTGGTTTTTTCTGGAACGATATTCAGGAAAGGATTCCTGATTTTGTTTCCAATGAAATCGCCGTAGACATAGAAGAACCCTCAGAAGATGTAAAATCAAAAACCAGTTTTTCTAACGTTGTAACAGACAGCAAAGACAGGTTAAACTTAACTTGCTTCAATAAGGTCTTTTCTGATAGATGTATTAACTACAAAGCTACAAATCAAGACATAAATGATGTCTATGTTCTAGCAGCCAAGAATTTCTTTGGAGATTCTTTGAACGGTAAATATGATGGCTATGGAGACAGCCTTACAAAAGCCATGAAAGATGTAATTGGCGATGAAGTACATCAACTTACAGAAGAAGAAAAGAAAAAGCTTAGTCAAACATTTCTTGGTTTGGCATGGCAAACAAGTAACTAAGAAGGAACAATATGGATATCATAAGAGTGAATCAGCAGACAATAAAGGCGTCTATGGACGAGTGTGCTTTTGAAATCAACTGTATTCTAGGCAACCCAAAAGCAGAAGGGTCGCTGGAAAAACTTGATAAGGTTACCGCAAGGTACTCAAGGCTTTCCTCACAGCTACAAATTTTGAAACAGCTTGAAGCACAGATAGAAGAGAGTCCGTCACAAGATGAAAGTTAAAGTCTCTGTAATGATACTAGAGATAGACGAGAACCAAACTGTTCCTGACTTTAACGTTTTTTTGACAGAAGGTAACTCTATTCCTAGTAAATTTTTGACCACCAGAACCGTTGAGCAAACGGTACAAGAAATTTATGATGAGTTTACCCATTTACAACTTGGTTACGCGAATCCAATACTCTCTGACTTTAGAGTGGTTGATTTAGAGGCGGAGGTTCTTTATATAGCAACCGTACCTAAAGACATATCTGGAGTTAAGAAGGGTAGATTTGTACCACATTCTAGCCTAGAGCTAAAGAACTTTTATGAAAGGCATATAATTGAGCGACCAAGAAGCCTCCCACAGCAACCTTCCCCCCGATAAAAACGCACTTTTAGAAATATGGGTTGACAAAGAGGATACCCTAATGTATAATTGTGATTGGGGGCCGGGAGAAACGGGAATCAATGCAATATCTGCAATTCTCTACAAAGTTATACTATCTGATTTAGGATTACAAATATTGAGTGAAATACAAGAAGAATGTGTATCTACTAATAGCGAATCAACTTATTACGCAATACAAAATACAATCAGAAGGTATTCAGCGAGTGAGGACAAGAGGTTAAGTGGGGATGATGTCGTTATACCGCCTGATCAAATAAATCTTTAATCAGGAGTAAAGTATGAACACTGCAAAGAAAATAGCATGGTCCAGTTGGTCTGCACTGGAGGAAGCTATGGTTCTGGCTGAAATGACACCTCCTATTCAAGATTTTGGAGATATTGATCCAGAAGAACTAATGGCCGAAGAGTCCCAGATGCTTTCGTTTATGCCTATTTTTTCACAACCGGAATCTAAATTACTACACACCCCTCTAGGGTTCTTCCCGATTGACTCTCCATTAAAGCCGTCAGACAGGTGGGATTGTAGAATAGGACACACTAATTTTGAAATAACACAATCTACAAAGGAGATACTTAATTGTATTGACGGCGTAGAAGCACTAAAGGTTTTAGGAAGATATACTTTTTTCGTTGGTATAGCAACAATGTTCAAGTTTAAGGACGTAAGAGTCGATATTGAAAAACAGCTTTGTAGTTATACTGAGCAAGAGGTATTGGATGAAGAGACTAAGATCACTGTAGACTTAGTTAGAGGCCAACTTGAAACTAACAGGTATTGGTCTATTTTTGTTTCCGGATCTGGGGAGGTTGATTATGTTGTTTCTAACAGCTTAGACCAAGCCTATCTAGACGGATTGAATAAACTTTTAGAAGCCAAGAACGAGCTTGGTGGAATAATTTTGAGAGGAGATCATGGATAAAACCTTTGAAGAAAAATGGAACAGTTCTGACGTTCAAAACATCATGAACAAAGTGGCAAACAGATATAGGACCGCAATTGATTTTGACGACCTAGAGTCCATAAAAATGCAAACACTATGGAGATGTATAGATAGGTATGATCCCGACAAGGGAACTAAGTTCACATCGTATCTATATCAGCAATTATCTTTTGCCTTTAGGAATAAGCTCAAGAAGAAGAGAAGAGAGTACAATGTCGATACTCTGGAGAGCGTAGACAGAAGAATACAGAACGCTATGGAAGTCAAAGATATGATTACAGGACTAGATCCAGAGCACGCAGATATTCTAAATAAGAGATTTTATTACAATATGACTATGCAAGAAATAGGTAGTTCAAACGGCTACAGTAGAGAAACTGCACGACGCAGGCTAAAGGCCGCCCTAAAAATCTGTAAAAAAATGGTAACGGATTAAAGATTATACTTTATTTTTGTGTATAAGTAATTAGGAACCGGACCTCCTGTGGATAATTTGGAAAACATTTGAACAATTTCTTTTAAAACCATAGGAGGTTTATTATGCCTGTACCATCAGGAAACAGTCATCTGAAAAACACCGCTAACGGTGCTTTCTCCGCCCAAACTCAAGGCGGAACAATTCTCGGTAATACCACAACTGGTGATGTAATCACAAGAGCTTCGGCACTTAAAGATAATGCCACCGCACCACAAGATGGCCCCGGCCCAAAGGCCAAAGCCAACGGACTCGTTTCAAACCAAAAGGCTCAGTCTGGCGGAACGTTCGCCTACTCTGCCGCTGGTAACTACGTGATCCGTACTATCTCTTCTACGCTTTCTGGCGTGGCTTCTACTAAGGTTCTTATTCCCGGCTCAGAAGGTGCTCGTGTCGCTGTTCACGAATTCCTCAGAGAAAAGGGTGCAGACACTACTAGCCTTGTTAGAAAGAATCGCTTCTCACGTACTGGCTACTTCAATAACGGTAACAAGATTAGCAGTCGTAGACTGTTCCTT